TCACTATCTCAGCTTTGTCGAGACCGTTCGTCTCAACAAACTTGGGTGCTGCCTCGAGCTGGTAGAACTCGATCTCGTCTGTCTCTGTCGTCCAGATACGACAACCTCTTACCGAACCAACATCACCCCAGTTGTGGTGGTGGGTAGCTCCGATGTAGCAAGCGTTGGGCAAGATCTGTTGAGGCTCATGGTAGTCACCAAGGAAGATTTGGCTGAACCCTTGACCTACTTGTTGCAACTCAGAGACTTTGATGGCATGTGCGTCTCGGAGTCTGAAGTTGGTACCAACAAGAGCACCATCGATACCGAAGTGTCCCAACAAAACACCACGATCAGTGGACTCGAGCACTGTTTTCATCACATCTGGTCTGGTGTTCTCTACCATGCTGGCAAACAAAGTGTCGCGGTCTTGATGTGCCGGAATAGCTAACACACCGAGGACTTCGCCCTCTTCTGAGACAAATTGATGCCAGCCAGGCTCATCCATCACAGTGACAATCGACCTGAAGGCAAAGATGCTGTGCTCTCTGCCTGCCTTATCTCCCTGGTCATGGTTCCCTACCAACAGACCCACGAATGAGCGACCAAGCTTGAGCAGAGCGATCTCTTCGTAGACAGCGTTGAAGGTTGGTATCTGCATCGAGCTGAGACCAGGTCGGATGTGGAACATGTCTCCACCAAACAGAATTCCGTCAACCCGTTCCTTGTCTGCTAGCTCTCGGATCTCCTGCAAGATGTTGATGGTGTCCTGCAGCCTACTGTTACGGCCATTCGGCAGCAGTGTGGAACCGTACTGCCAAGCATGGGCATGGAGGTCACTGAAGAGGAGGACTTTCATTGTTTCAACTGTTTGGTGATGGCAGCTTTGATTTTGGGATTGTTCTTGAGGAACTGTCGGGCGTTTTCTCTCCCTTGGCCGATGCGTTCGTTCTCATATGAGTACCAGGCACCGCTCTTGTCTATGATTTCGTGTGCGACTCCCAGATCAAGGATGTCACCTTCTTCGCTGATACCTTCACCGTAGATGATGTCGAACTCACAGCTTTTGAATGGTGGGTACAGTTTGTTCTTGACCACCTTGACTTTGGTTCGACTGCCAAGGAACTCAGCAGAGGCATCTGTTCCTTTTTTGATGGCACCAACACGTCTGATCTCGAGACGAACTGAGGCGTAGAACTTGAGAGCGTTACCACCAGAGGTGGTGTACTTGCTCCCAAACATCACACCGATCTTCTCTCGAGTCTGGTTAATGAAGACCAGCAAGGTGTTGGTTCGGTGAACAGTAGCTGTCAACTTTCGCATGGCCTGGCTCATCAACCGAGCCTGTAGACCCATGTGAGCGTCTCCCATGTCACCTTCCAGCTCAGCTTTGGGAGTCAAAGCTGCTACTGAGTCGACGACAATGACAGAGATACCACCACAACGAGCTAAGTGATCGGCAATCTGAAGAGCCTGCTCACCATAGTCAGGTTGTGATACTTTGAGTCGACCAATGTTGACACCGATGGTTGTAGCGTACTCTGGATCGAGAGCATGCTCAGCATCAATGAAAGCGATGTTGTCAATCCCCATTCGCTGAGCGTTGGCCACCACGTGGAGAGCAAGTGTCGTCTTACCAGATGACTCAGGACCGTAGATCTCCACGATGCGGCCTCGAGGTAAACCTCCAACCCCTAAGGCTTTGTCGAGGCTAACAGAGCCTGTAGGGATGGTATCAACCTTGGGAAAGATAGCACCGGAGCCACCAAGACTCATGATCGCTCCTTTGCCAAACTCTTTCTCAATCTCGTTGACAGCTTCGGAGACAGCTTTGTCTGCCTCTTTCTGCTCGTCGGTTCGGCCGTTCTTGCCTGGAGGTTTCTTCTTAGGAGGCATGTGACTCTCTAAAGTAGAAAAGCAGCTGAAGCGCTACGCACTCACTGATGGAATCAAACCACTTAGCTATCAACCTGGGAGATCAACCCCAGCAAGCCACTGCTTTCCTAGTTATTTACCGAGGTGCTTCATCATGTCAGCGTGAAGCTCATCAGCATCGTCACCGCCTGGTTGAGCCTCATCTTTCTTGGCTTTTGCAGCTGCCTTGGGCTTGCCAGCCTTTGGTTTGCCCGCTGCTTTAGGCTTAGCCTTGGGCTTGCCAGCTTTCTTCTTCTTGGCAGCTGCAGCCTTGGCAGCATCGACGGTGGCGATACGCTCACCGCAGCGATCGAAGAGAGGACAGGGCTGACAGTACTCAGCGTCACTTTCATCTCGCTGACGAGGATTCACATCACCGAAGCACTGGATGTACAGAGAGTTCCCGTGGTTGTCCATCACGTTGGCGTTGGTGGGATCTTCGATCTGCTCATCAGTGACTCGAAGGTAGTCGATGTTACCTTCCTGATCGAGTGGAGGCCATTCGTCAGGAGACCCGTTACCACCACTGGTCTCTTGCTCAGGCTCTGGTTCTGGTTCGGGCTCAGGATCAGGAGCTGCTTCTGGTTCGGACTTCGGTTTAGCCTTGGCCTCAGGCTTGGAACCTTCTGACAACTGAGCAGCCCTGTTGGCAGCACGGCGAGCTTCCTCGAGCTTCTTCAGCTCTTCTGGGGGAACGCCATCGAGGATTGCCTGCATCTCTTCGACAGATCTGAACGGTGCCAGAGCATCCAAGTTGTGGAGAGGTGGCTCATCATCAGGTACCGGAGCAGCAGTGGCTTTGTGTTCTGTCCGCACACGGTAGGAGGTGTTGATGTCCTGACCCTCCTTGACGATGACAACGTTGTATCCCTCATTGAGATCAACGAGGTCCAGGTCTTCGTTGTAGTAGTCGAGAATGGAGCGGAAGACTGTCACTCCGAACCCGTAGACCTGGATCTTGGGGGAGCCTACCTTTGGCAGGTTCTCTTCCTGGATCCCAGCAGCTTCCAGCTCATCGACTGCGTCCTTCGTCCACTTGGGATCTTTGAGGTCGATCATGTTGACGTAGACGCGGCGCTTGGCCTTCATTTGTTTGACGATCTCGAGATTGGCTGGGTCTCCTGTCGCTTCCAGGCGTGCGATCTCTTCGCAGATCGGACAGGCTGAGATGTTCTCAGGAGGTGTGCGACGAGGGCAGGTAATCTGCTTTTTGTTGTCGTCGTCAGTCCCCACGTTGTAGTGGACCCAGGTCTCCCGGTACCACTGATAGGCGTTGTGTCCATCAGCAGTCCATGGAGGCATGATTCGAATCACGTTCTTGTTGGCGAGCGGCTTCCAAAAAGGTATGGGGCCGAAGTTTTGTCGTGCAGCAGCGGCAGCTTCCTCGCGTGCCTTCTGCTTCATTTTCTCCATGTCAACTTTGATGGCCATAATCGTCTCCTTTTAGGCCGACATCTGCGGTGGTTTCTTACCTGGCGGTTTCTTACCTGGTGGGCGTTTGCCAGGGGGTTTCTTCTTTGCAGCTGCCTCTGCTGCTTTCTGAGCAGATTCTTTCTTGGCAGCACGTTCTTCAGCTTTGGTCTTCTCGCGTTCGAACGACTTACGTCGAGCTTCTTCTCGAAGGATTATTGGGTCTGCGTTGCCTTCGGCTCGATAGTTAGCCCCCATACCAACCAGCATGTCTCGACGGTGATTCATCGATTCTCTGCGAGTTACGGCTTGGTCCAGTTGGCGTTGAGCTTTAGCTATCCTGGCGAGCTGTTCTTTGTGGTCTTTGTGGGTGTTGATACATTCAGCGACCCGTCCTTCGGTGACCTTGACACCAGCTTTGGCCATGTTGTCACGCTCTCTGGCACCAATGAGAGAGTCTATGACAGTAAGCTCATTCTTCAGGGTGGTCAGTTGCTCTCGAGACCAGGCTTCAACATCACCCCATTTGAGACGCCTTTCAGCCTGGTTTTGAAACTCAGCATCCAGATCGTCGCGATGTATCTGGACATCTTCGTGTCCAGTATCCTCAAATGGCTCACCATGGATCTCAAACTCTACCGGTGGTAGGTCTTTCATTGAACGCTCCTGCTCCGCAAAGAGTTGTACAACTAAGGCCCTCGGATCTAACATCCGAAGAGCAACTAATTTTGATATTGCCCTAAGCTGCTGGTTTTAATTCCTTTTTGGAGGCCCAGTTCTTTGTGGAGTAGGCGAAGTCAGCTACCACTGGGACCTTGAAGTGCCAGTCCTCCATCAGCTCTTTGATTATGGGCAGCAAATACATCTCAGTTTGGTGGAGGTAGAAGATAATCTCATCATGGACAACGTTGACGATTCTAGACTTCGCCTTTTCCTCACGGAGCATATCGTTGACTCGAACGATGGCATACTTGAACAGGTCTCCAGCTGTCCCCTGGATAAGGAAGTTGACCCACTGACGCTTTGCTCGTTCAATGGTGTAGTTGTCAGAGAACCTACGTAAAGAAGCTCCCTGTAGCTCCTTATGCAACCGACGGGTACGACCAAAGTAGTTCTGACCTTCGAGGGCACGCTGGATGTAGATTTTCTCCCTGTTGATCCATCGGTTGACCCCAGAGAGGCGTGCCTTATAGGCGTCGATGTATTGTTTGCATTGAGTCTTGGTGAAGGTCTTCTTGGGGGTGGAGATCTTCTGGGCTAGCAGCTCTGCGCCACCACCGTAGATGATGAGGAAGTTGATCTGTTTGGCTACTTTTCGTTTGAGATTCACCTCATGGTGAAGTGGATGGTTCTCATCATCGAGAGCTATCTGAGCTTCATCGTAATCGTAGCCGAACATCTCACAGCAGGTACGAAGGTGAACATCTTCGAAGGTTTCACAGTAGACCTTGAGCAGCACTGGGTCTTCTGAGTAATGAGCAGTGAGCCTGACCTCGATCTGACTGTAGTCGACGAAGAGCATGATGAAACCAGGGGGAGGAATGAAAGCGCTTCGTATCAGTCTACTCAGCTCATCCTTTGGGTTGGGCATGTTCTGCAGGTTTGGATCTGAGCTGCTCATTCTCCCTGTCACCACGTTTTGGTTGATTGTGGTGTGGAGGTAGTAGCCTTCATCCATCTTCTCGAGGATGTTCTTCACATAGGTAGTGCGAAGCTTCTTGATCTTCTTCCGCTTGAGAACATCCTCACAGATCTGGTGCTTGGTAGCCAACTTCTCCAAGATCTCAGCGGTCAAGGCATACTTCTTTGTCTTGGTCATCTTGGTGAACTTGACACCCTTCTTTTGGAAGGCAACGACAAGCTGGTCTCTCGAGTCGATGTTGATATCACCCAGCTCTTTGATGATCTCCGCACCACGACTGTCGATCTCTTCGTCTAGCTCAGGACCAATCTTCTCCAGGTGAGGCCTGTCAATGAACATCCCATCGGATTCCATCTTGAGGAGAGCCTGAGTCAACCGAAGCTCGTTGATGTAAAGACGTTTGAAGTCTGCGTTGGCGAGAACCTCAGGAAGCAGCCACTTGAAGATGACCCAAGCGTAATGTGTGTCCGATGCTGCGTATGGACACATGATCTCAAGAATCACCATGCCGTAGTGGACATTCTCTTTCTTCAGAGCAAGCTTCCGATTGGGTTTGTCGACGGTAGGTGCTGGTATCTTGGTTCGTCCTTTGACGATTCGATACTCGTTGAGCAGCTTCTCCCATTTGTCAGAGTCAGGATGGATCTCCCGCTTAGCTATCTCTTTCAATTCAGCTGAGCTGTTCTCGTCGATCAACTTGTACATGATCAACGTGTCGTGGCAGACACCACGAACTTCGATGCCATCTAGTCTGAGGAAATGGAGGTCAAACTTGGCGTTGTGCCAGACAGTGATCAGATCTCGACGACCAAAGAGAGCCTTTAGATCGTCGAGTATGTCTTCGATCTTGAGCTGCTTCTCACCAGTCTCGTGTCGGACTGGGATGTAGTAGCTATTCTCTGCACCCCAACTGAAAGAGAAGCCAACAATATGGCTTGAGGTAACAACCCATTCCTCAGTTTCGAGTGACCACTTTGGTTCTTTGTCTGACCATTTCTTACTGTTGGTCTCGGTGTCGCAGGCAAGGTACTTACGTATCATCAACTCGGCATGGAGAGCTTTCCAAGCCGGCATGGTGTTGATCAAAGTGTACTTACCCCCAGCAACCCCGTGGTAGACCTTAGACTGGGGCACGGCAACCCCGTAGGGTTGTTGTTGGGGTACGAGCATGGCTTACTCCTCTGAACCGTCGAATCCGTCGAAAGTATTATTCCATTCCCAGTCTGGGTGCTTGTCATGAAGAGCGATGTCAAAGGCAGGATCAATTCCCATAACTTCAGTTTGGCAATCCCAATCGTGTTGTTCGAATGCAGTGATGGCGGCGCGGAAGAATCCTTCTCGTTCAACTTGGTTTGGGATGTATCGCATGGCGATGTTGATCATCTTCTCCATCAACTCTGTTCCGCCTGACCAGCCCATTACTCACCACCTTTAAGAAGCTCACCTTTTTCTTTCACTACTCTCCAGTCGATGAAGCTTTTACAGACAGGGCACTTTACATAGCTACCTTCACGCTGATCACTTTGAACATCATTACGATCGAACTCGATCAGAGATTCACATTTACTGCACCTGTATCGCCATCTGTAAGTGTCAGGTGAGATTCCTCGTTCGATAACCTTGGCCATTACCTTGCTCCTGGTATCTTTCCAGTATCGACGAGGCGATCCCAGTTTGCCTTCATGTGTTTGGCACTGTGCTCTTCACTACGTTTCTTGAGAGCTTCGTCTCGTTGCTCTGGACTGTTGAGCTTGGTTTGGTGACCACCGACGGTGACTGTGTCGTATTTAGTACTGCCACAAGAGGGACAGGTCTTGTCTTCTTCGTCGACGTTGTCACCACGGTTCTTGAGTACAACCTCACGTCGTTCTCCACACTCGCATATCAAATCGATCATGTGCCAAGACATTTTCTCTTGTCCTTGTGTACGAAATTTCGTGGTGGCGGAAATCAAGAGCCGCTTAACAAGCTTGGTCTCCCTCGAGGGCGATCTGCTGTGCTAGCTCTTGGGCTCTAGCTTTGGCTGATTCAGGACCAACATCTCTGAGAGCTTCACGGTTCTTTGCCCGACGAAGCTTTGGTGGAGCCTTGACTGGCTTCGATTCGTTGGCTCCCTCATGAAATTGAACCGACGGGGTGTTGTTGGTCTTCTTTTTCTTTGCCTTGGTCTTCTTCTTGGTAGTTTTCTTTTTGGTGGTCTTCTTCTTGGCTGCCTTTTTCTTTGCAGCCTTCTTGGTGGGTCGTCCCTTCTTTGAGTTGAAGCTGGACGTTTCAGTTTTGCCCATCTTGACCCACCGTCTCCCGTCGGTAGTCAAACGGTAAGTGCCATAGCTGATCTTAACCACCCACCCATCACGAACAAGTCTCCTCAGGCTGTTGCGCACAAACGATTGGGCTTTATTGTTGTCCTTCTTTGCTTCCTTGAGGAACAACTCTGCGAGTTCGCCGATCGAACACGACTCGTTTGGAGTCTTAGCGAACATCTCATAGATTCGCTGTTCCTTATCGTTGAACCCATTAATCTTGACTGCCTTTGTCATCTTCTTCTCCAGGCTCATTGGGTGGCGTGACGCCAGTTCCCTTGTGTTCAGCCAACGCATCAATCAGACGGTTGAGATGCTTTTGCCGACTGACGTAAGTTCGGTAGGGGTAGAATCGGTACTTGGTTTTGCGCCCACTTTTGGGCGTCTGCTCGACATCCATACTGTTGTGCTTGAGAATGATCCTCGACAATGATGGGTTGAGATCGAGCCAACCTCCTCCTGCTGCGTTGACCCAGTACCTCATCAGATGGGAACCATCTACAAAGTACTGGTGGTACTGCATTCGCTTTATAACAACCACTCCTGGTCCGAACTGCTTGACGAAGTAAACCTTCGCCTGCTCTCGTTCCTCGATAGTTCGGGAGGGTGGGTAGGTCCAGTCATCTGGAAGTGCTGGTGGCTGTCCGAAGGCTTCCCACATACCGTTGGCAATGAGATCGACAGGCCTCTGCGTCGAGACGTAGGGGTGCCGTTCGTACTTGCCCGTCCCTTTCCATTTGCTCTTGGGGACAACTCTGGTCTGGAGTCTTGGTCGACCACGTTTCTTTCTGCTCTTGCGCAGTACAACCAAGGTGCGTGTCTTCTCAGGCTCAGGTTCTTTCTGCTCTGCTGTAGCCTGCCTGGCACGCTCGTGAACAAGTTGACAAAGTCGACGTAGGTCACATTCAGTCTCGAGACATGGCCCTCCTGGGTCATCGTCATCTGCTGTGACCTGCGCCGGTTCGGTGTACCAGCCATAACCGAAGCAGGTTGCTCGCTCCATCGAGTCTTTGACTTCAGGGCTGACACCACGTTTGACCTTCTCGATTTCAGAGACGAACGGATCCACTGACACCTTGGGCTGTGGTGGCTCAGGTATCGGCTCTTCAATTGGCTCTTCCTCCGGTTCCTTTTTAGGAACGAAGAATAGAGGAGCTGGATCGTTATCTGATGAATTCATCAGTGTCTTCGTCGTACTCAATCCTAGCGCACTTAGGACAAACCTTGATCGTCTCCGGATGAATGCCCTGAGACCTGACGTAATCTACATCAGACTGCAGGGGGATAAAGTAGTTTCTGCATTCAGTGCACATTCGCAAACGTTCGAAGCTCTGTGCCTGGTACGATTTCATTCGTTGGACAGGGCTCGTTGATACTTGGCTGGGTACGCACCTTCGGAGACGTACACAGAGTCAAAGTAACTTTTGTTGGAAGCAGTGAATTGACCCTTCCAGTGCCAGCGATCCATCACATAGCAAGCGAATTCTTGAGATGTCAATTCGATCTCGTCATTCACTGACATCTCCAACATAGCGATGGCTTGGTCGTATTCTTGCGTCTGGTCTATCGGAACTGGCATCCGAACCTGATGCTCAATTCTCTTTCCTTCTCGAGCATCAGCAAGAAGTTGCTCGAGATGCTCAACAACAGCCTTTCGATATCCCTCTAGGGATATCTCAAACACCTCTCGGTGAGCTTCACGGTTCTCTTTGAGCTTCGTCAACAACTTATCCTTCTTTACCGTGACTTCTTGCATGTGATCTCTTCCTTTTGTGATTCTGTCGTACTCATAGACTGGGTTGTAATCAAACCGATCTTTCTTAATCGGATTCCAGATCGTGGGGCCACGATACAGTTGTATTTTCCAACCACTCATCGTTTCTCTGGAGTTACCTTGACAGGTAACCTGACTTGCACACTGCATTTGCACCACACAGCTCTGTCTCTTTTGACCAGTGCTAAGTCTCTTCGTGCTTTAGACACCTTCAGATGTTTGGGCAAATTTTCAAGGCACCACTGGTAGCAGTATTGTTCATTAGCAGGCAGCTCAGCCTTAACACAACAGCTGAGCATCACCAACACAGCGATGACAACTCTAAGCAGCACCCAACACCTCCTCTGCTACCTCCCTTATCGTCTTCAGCGATCGACTGATTGTCATCTCACTGACACCCATGTAGCGAGCCAGATCAGCCTGATTGAAGTTTCTCAAGTCAGACTTTGGATCTGGGTTGATGTAGTGTTGAAACACCTTCAAGTCAAATGATCTAAGCTTGGCTCCAACTGCGCTGCAAAGTGAATGAAAGGCCACCACTGTTGGTTCGCACTGTGTCGGTTTAGCCTGGACGTAAACAGACAGGTTATTGTCCCGACGGTACGATAGACGAAGGCGATTCAAGATTCTCCACCGCAGATGGCGGAAGAGAAAGGTCTCTAGCGTTGCCCCAGTGTTGGATCGGTACTGTTTGTCCTCGATAACCTTGAGTACCTCGACCCAGATGTCTTGTTGTGCATCTTCGAGTTCTATCTTGGGGTATTTGCGCACCAACGTCATCGCCATGTAATTGACGAGCGAAACAACTTGTTTGTTGCTCGTGATGTCCATCATACCGCCCTGTAGTACGCGTTCTGCTTCTGCCTCAACAGTCGGTCCAGCTCACCTACCATGACCTTTGGCAGGTCATTGAGTGAGTTGATCGTCACGCAGTTCGAGTAGAAGTTCTTGACGGAGTCGTCTCCAATACCGATGGCAAACACCTCGATGCGTTTCTCAACCTCTGCGATCACTTGGCGCAGGTACTCCTCATGCTCTGCATAGAAGCTCAAGTTGGGACACGGGTGACCATCGTTGAAGACAAACAAGATGCGGCGTGGCTCAGGGAATTGTAAAAGCCGCATCGCTGCCCAACGAATGGACTCACCATCGAAGGTGTTGACCTTTTGATTGCGAGCCATGTTGACACAGCGGTGTTTGACTGCGTGCCATGGCTCTTCGAAGCTTTTGTAGATACCAATCCACAACCCACCCCATCGGGTGTAAAGCTCCTGCTCCTCGGGTGAGGCGTTGTCATAGATTCTCTTGGCTGTTCTTCCGTTTGTTGAGGTAGACCAACCGATGATCTCAAACGGGATGTTGAGTTTGTCAATCTCCTCACCGAACAGCAGCGCTGATTCGGCAGCGAGCTTGAGCTTGCGACCACGCATGGACAGGCTGTGGTCGACTATCAATTCAATGCGAGTGTTGAAGTCAACACTGCTTTCCTGTTTGCGAAAGACTCTGTTGCTGGTGCCATGGATGATACGAGGCAAAGCTCGGCGATCAATCTTGCCTCTGACCTTGTTACCCTCCCAACGAATGTTGTTAGTAGAGAGAAGGTTACGCATCATCTTCTGCCTGATGGCATTGGTGATGTGTCGAGACTCCTCGAGGAGGTTGATCATCTCATGCCGATCACCACCTCCGATGGTTTCAATCACATCGTTTTCAGTGGTGTAGACGAGGTAAGGTCGTTCTGACTGAGGTTGAGCTAGGACTTCTTCGTGAGCAGCCTGAGCCTCGTCTTCGACCATACGATTTCGGTCAGCGATCTGCTCATTCTGCTGGCGTTCCTCTTTGCTCAGTTCTTCATCTTCTCTGATGACTTCTTTGAGCTGTTGGGATTCTGGACTTTCATTGACTGGATCTGTTTGATCATGTCGTCCTGAATCTCTTGGAACGTTCTCGGTTTGACAGTTATCTTTTGATCCACTGTCATCCTTTGGAGCTTCTTCTCCAGTGCTAGAAGTTTCGTCTCCAGCATCTGGATCAGCGTCTGAAGCTTCTTCTCCAGCATCTGAAGTATTTTCATCTAGCTCGTCCCCCTCACTCTCATCATCTCCTCCTCTAGCCTCGTCGTCCTCGCCACATCGTTCCTCAGGTAGTCCATCAGGTTCTTTCGTTTCGTCTCCGCTTCCTCCCTCCTCGCTTCCCTCTTCTCCTGCCTCTTCCTGGCTGTTTCCGCCCCGTGGACCTTCTTCGCTGCCAGCCTCTTCCTCTTGAGGTTCTTCCTTCTGTTGCGATTCTTCCGAACCTTGACCTTCTTGTTGTTCGGACCCCTCCGATCCTTCTTCTTCATCTTGGTCTACCTTTTGTTGAATCCGTGCCATAATTTGCTCGCCGAGGGCACGAATCGAGGCTGTATCTGGTTGGCTCTCAGCTTGGTTGAGTAGGTCTTCTGCGGTCATCGCCAGCGTGTACATCTCAGGCTGACGTTTAGCTAGCTCGAGGGTGAATGGATCAGTAGCTCCGTAATGGCAGATGGAGCCCATGATCTGCACAAACATTCCCCATGGTGACAGCTTCTCCCAGTCCCGAAGCATGCGGTTTTTGGCCCAAGTGTTGGTGCGCTGGAAGTTGGAGCGACTACCTCTCCACTTCTTGACCATCAAGGGCTCGTGGCGCTTGTCCTCGAGGAACTGCATGATGTCGTTGAGTCTGTGCTTACCCTCTTTCCTGGTATCAATGAAAGGTTGGAAGTCACTGTGCAGCATGTGAGAGACCTCGTGGTCAACGAGGCCTGGGATTGCGTCAAGAAATTCCTGTGCTGCATTGATCGGAATGGCAGGCATGTAGATGTTGCTGCCGTCGGTATAGCAACCGTCGGCCTTGAAGATGACACGAACACCGTAGCGCTCAGACAGTATGCGAGCGACCTTTTCAGTGACGGTCTCTACCAAGAAGACATCTTGTCTACCAAACTCAGTCATATTTCAGTCCCTGTCACCCCATTCGTTATCTCCCAAGACATCAAGCATTGCCTGAACAGCGTCACTGGCGCTGCCTTCGTTACTTGCCTCAATCGCTCGGTTGATCTGGTCCTCGAGTTTGGTAATGGTAACCGTAAGGTGGTCCTCTTGTTCTTCGTTCAGTGCTCTAAAGGCTGCACAGATATCCAGATTGGCTTTCTCCAACTTGTCTGATATCTCGAGCAGCTTCTCAGCTGGGTGTGGCATGCTGGGTCCGAAGGCGAATTCGAACTCTTTGCCTGCTGCTAGGTAGGCATAGCGCTGGCACTTGTTACACAGCATCACAGACAAGAACATCAGCTGCTTTTGAGTCAGCCGTCGAAAGAAGGTTACGTACTCGGTCTCGTGAGTGAGAAAGTCTCTGGCCTGTAGCCTTTTGTCGAGCAGCTTCTCGAAGAACTTGA